CATCGCGCCAGCAAATTAAAAACAAACCTGAATAAGCTCACAACCATCCAGAAAACATCTCTGCTGGTTAAACTTAAATTGACTGGCGATTTGTCTAAAAGCAAAAAGAAAGCGATCGGCGCAACGACTCGGGAAACTGTCAATGCTTTCTATGAGGGCGAGCAAAAAGTATTCGCCGAATTTCTATTCCCATTTATCGAGGAATACGCCAGACAAGCAGGCATGGAAGCCATGGCATTAATCAATCCTGATAAAGGATTTGAGATGACTGCCAAAATCAGGGCATCCTTACAGAAACGCGCCGAACAGTTTGGTCTCGGGGTTAATGAAACCACCCGGGACAAAATAACCGCCACCATTTCGCAAGGACTGGAAGCCGGCGAGGGCATGACTGAAATCTCTGACCGGATTAATAATGTTTATCAGGAATTCCCGACTTGGAGGTCGGACTTAATCTCAAGAACAGAATCAACCGCTTCAAATAACGAGGGATTTGTCGAGGCATACAAACAAAGCGATGTTGCCACCCATAAAGAGTGGATAAACGCCGGAGATGAACGCGTACGCCCAGAACATGACGATGGCATAGGGGTCGGAGGCGAAATCGTACCGGTTGATAAAGCATTCTCAAACGGCTTGATGTATCCAATGGAACCTAACTGCCGATGTGTACTCGGGCCGGCATTTGAAAAATAATTATTTTCACAACCATATGAAACGCAAACTATTAAGCAGTGAAAGGGTCGTCAAACATTACACCTTTGAAGCAAAGGCGATTAATGAGGACGAACATATCGTCGAGGGCATATTTTCAACGGCCAGCGAGGATCGTCACGGCGAGGTCGTTGTCCAAGAGGGCTGGAAACTTGATGATTACATTAAGAACCCGGTCGTTTTGTGGAGTCACGATAACTATCAATTCCCGCTCGCTCAAATGATTCGCATCGGCTTTGAAAATGGCAACCTTGCGGGTGCTATGAAGTTTGCGGTTGAGGAATATCCAGTAGCGGCCACAGCGTTCGCTTTAATGAAAGGAAAATACCTGCGCGCATTCTCGGTAGGATTTATGAATAACGTCTATGAGATTGATCAACAGAATGAAACCGTCAAATTGGTAGAAAATGTACTGCTCGAGGTATCTGTCGTCAATGTCCCGGCCCAAGCCGAGGCATTAGCCAAAATCAAATCAATCGATGTGCTAAAAAAAGAGGAAGTCGAGGAGAATAAAGACGAAAAAGAAGCCGATGATAAACTGGAAAGCGAAATCACCAAGTCAGTAAAGCAAAACATTCAAAAACAAATAAGGGCCGATAAGCCAATTGCTCAAAAAGTAAAAGTCGAAACCCCTCCGGGCAAGGGCGGTCGATATTCCTCCCGGAATATCAACAAAGTCATTAGACAGCTTCTCAAAAGGAAGCAATCTATTAATTCATAACCCAAACTCATATGAACATTGCAAAATTAATTGCGAAGTTTATCAAATTGGGCTTGTCTGCCTTATCTGCTGATGAAAAAGAAGTGCTGAAAAGCAATATCGACTTCATGAGCTCGATTCAAAAGGCCAAGTTCCAAAAAGCTCTTGACGAAGCCGGTGACGGCGACGATGAGGGCGAGGATGATGAGGATGCTGGCGACGAAGCTGGTGCCGATGCAGGCGCTGACGACGGAGCTGATGCCGGTGCTGATGATGGCGCCGTTGACGAAAAAGCCTTGCGCGAGATGATCGCAAAGGGTGTCGATTCCGAAATCACCAAAAAGGTTGACGCTATCTCTGAGCAGATCGTCAACAAATTCATGAAAGGCGCTAATGCTTCTCGCAAGAGAGTCATTGCATCCGGTAAAGGCGAAGCCACTAAAGGTTGCGCTGAAACCCGCTCTTTCTTGAAAGCATTGCTCAGCAAGGACACTGCCAAGTTAGCTGAATTTAGAGCTAAAGAAACTACATTCAACCAAACTGGCGACAATGATCGTGGCGCTTACTTGATTCCTGAGGAATTAAGAGCCGAGGTTTTACGCTTAGCGCAGAACCAATACGGTATTGCCAGACGTGATTTCATGTACCTGCCATTCACTGGCCCGGGTAATGAGAGAAAAATCCCGACCTTGGCAACAGGTGTCACTGTCACTTGGACAGACGAAGCTGTAAAGAAATCCAGCTCAAATCCTACCTTTGGCGTAGTCACTCAAACATTGAAAAAGTTGGCCGCTATTATTCCTTTCACCGAGGAAATCTTAGAGGACTCTGCTATCAACTTAACTCAGTTGGTCGCTCAATTGTTTGCTGAGGCCGTTGCTAAAGAAGAAGATGTTCAATTCTTCACTGGTACTGGCTCCCCTTGGACTGGTATTTTGGCTAACACAAGCACGCCGAAAGTCACCTTGGGAACTAACAAGGATATGTCCGACATCACCGCTGATGATTTGCTCGATATGATCGATGCATGTCCGTCAGGTGCGTTGGCTGGCGCTAAGTTTTACTTTAACCGCCATGCCTTGTCATACATCCGAAAACTAAAGGACTCAGTCACTGGACAGTATATCTTCCAGCGCCCTGCTGACGGATTACCCGGCACAATCTGGGATTATCCGTACGAATTAGTTGAAGCGATGCCTGACAAAACAGCAGGTGAAGCTCAGAACTTGGGCATTGCTTGTTTCGGTAATTTGCGAATGGCCGCCATTCTTGGCGACAAACAGCAAATCCGAGCCAAGGTCTTGGATCAAGCAACCATCACCGATGGCAACGGTTCCACTGTTATCAATCTGGCCGAACAGGACATGATTGCTATCAGATTAGAGGAACGTGTCGGCTACGTTTTGGCCTTGCCGGCAGCCGTGGTCGTTTTGAAAACTGGTGCCGCTTCCTAACCCGAAGTTTTAGTTTTCATATAGGCGGGGCGAGCGCAATCGCCCCGCTCAATGAGAATTAAAAATCATATGATTGAAATCTGCGCAATTGTAAAAAACGAGAATGATTTTCTGGACGAATGGGTAGAATACCATCTGCAATTCTTTGACCGGATAGTCATTTATGATAATAATTCCGACATTAAGTGGACGACAGACAATCCGCGCGTGATTTTGCGGGATTGGCCGAAACTTTACGGCCAGAATGAATGCTATGAACACCACGCCAAGAATACAGATGCCGAATGGGTTGCGTTTATAGATGCCGATGAGTTTTTCTTTGGCGATGTACGAGAACGGCTGGAAGCTTTCAAAGATTACTCGGCATTGAACATTAGATGGATAAAGATTGGCGCAGACGGACATTACACAAGGCCACCCGGAAAAGCATACGACAACTATAAACTGCCTACGCCGTTTCAAGATTTATGGTTCGGATTCAAGACAATTGCTCGGCCGGAAACTGTGATTAATTTCCCGAACCCTCACGATCCGCAAGTCAAAGGTAAAAAGTATATGCCGGACGGACTATTGATACATCATTTATTCACTAAAT